TATTATCTCTTTTATAGATGATAACACAGCTTGGACGCAGCCTAGACTTATTGACCGTGAAATGCACAAGCAATCAGGGTATAAAAAGAATGTAAACGGAGCTGACGTAACTCTGGGGTTTAAATCACAGGTAATTGGGGTATCTCTAAAGGATGACCCAGATAAGATACGTGGTAAAGCAGGAGAACTAATCTTTTTCGAAGAATCAGGTTCATTCTCAGGGTTGCTTAAAGCTTGGGAGGTAGCTATGCCTACAATGAGGCAGGGTTCTAAGACGTTAGGCACCATGATTGCCTTTGGAACAGGTGGAGAAGAAGGCCCTGGCTTTGAAGGTCTAGAGGAATTATTCTATCACCCCGAAGCTTACGACTGTTTAGGGTTTGAGAATGACTGGGATGCTGGGGCTATGGGGACAGTGTGTGGGTATTTTGTCCCAATCTACAAAAACCTAGATGGTTTTATAGATGAGAATGGAAATAGCTTATCTGACCTGGCAATAGAATATGAAGAAGAGCAAAGAGAAAAAAAGAAGAAGGGGAATGACCCTAAATCTCACGATCAGTACATAGCTGAACACCCATTTAGTCCTCAGGAGGCAACACTCCAAGTAACAGCCAACACCTTTGACGTTAACTCCCTAAAAGAACAGTATAACAGAGTCATATCTGGTAACCTGGATACAATCGGGGTAGTAGGGGAGATGTATTATAACTCTAAAGGTAAGGCAGACTTTACCCCTAACAATAACCTTCGTCCAATCTCTAAGTTCCCACACAGAAAGGACGATGATTTAACTGGGGCTGTAGTAATCTACGAACCCCCATTTAAAACTGAACAAGAGGAGTTAACCCCTAAGAATATGTACGTTATCTGCCATGACCCGTATGCACAGGGGAAAGCTGAAAGCTCTAGCTCTCTTGGGGCAGCCTATGTTATTAAGGTACCTAACAACATGTCTAAGCCAGATGACTTAATTGTAGCATCTTACGTAGGTAGACCTCAAACTCAAGATGAATACAATAGAACTCTGTTCATGCTTGCAGAATATTACAATGCTAAGATAGGATTTGAAAATGACCGAGGAGAAGTCATTGCTTATGCCAAAAGATTCCGTAAATTACACCTTCTGCAAGAGGAATTTGAGATGTTGGATAAGAGGGAACTCAGGAGTAAGAATGTTAAACGTCAGTTTGGTATGCACATGACCGAACAGAGAAAAAACCAGGGAGAACTTTATATCAGAGACTGGTTAATTTCTGGTAGAGGAGCTGACGAAGAAGGCAATATTACCCTTAACTTGCAGAAGATTTATGACCTTGCCTTACTACAGGAGTTAATTAAGTTTAACAAGAAAGGTAACTTTGACCGTGTGATGGCTTTGATGGTGGGGATGTACCACACCAGGGAGCTTTATAACAAAGAGTTGAAGTTTAATGATGGTGATAACTCAAGCAACGATTGGTTTGACCAGCTATATAAGTAATGCTATATATTAATAACTGGTATAAAACAATCTATTTTAAGACTTAGATGTAAAACAAACCTACTTTTGTATTAATGTACGGACAAGCTACAATCCCCAAGCAACGAATTCCCTTTAGTCAAAAAGATGACAAGTGGAAAGAAGACTGTGTCAATGCATTCATTAACCTATCTAAATTTGGTATTAGTGAACGACGCAGCTACCTCAAATCCCTGTATGACTATTATAACGGGGTAATCGATGAAGAGGATTACAACTATGTTCTTAAGCCTTATGGAAAGACTAGAAGTCATTTCCCATCTAAGCTTAGAAACTACCCCATCATTAAGCCAATCATTGATCTTCTTCTTGGGGAGAAATCTAAACGTCCTCTAGAATATACGGTTACTGTGCAGAATTCTGACTCAGTAAGTCTTAAAGAAGAGGCACTTAAAAACTTAATGCTAGCTAATCTTAAGGCTCAGTTCCTTTCAGAACTAGCTAAGCAGCAGACAATTGAACTACCAGAACAACAGGAGCCACCACTTCCTAAGCAGATTCAAGAAGAATTTGAGAGAAGTTATGTAGACCATAGAGCTATTATGGGGCAAGCTGCTATAAACTATGTCATGTACTATAACGAAGTGTATGATAAGTTTCAAAAGTTGTTCTTCCATTTCCTTGTAACAGGGGAGACATATTCACACAAAGGGGTAAGGAGAGATGAGGTATTTTACGAAGTAGTTAATCCATTAGATATAGACTATGACAAAGATCCTGATATCGATTTCGTTGAGGATGCCGACTGGGCCATTATTAGAAAATATTCTCACGCTTCTACCATCATTGACATATTCGGGGAATATCTATCTGATGAACAGGTTCTTGAA